GAGGGCGTACGCGATTCTAAAACAGGTCGGTTTATACCTCGTAAACAGTTAGTTAGAATGATAAGTAATAGCGTGTGGACAACGGGTATTAAACCGTCTAATTACTACACACTAGCGTTTGATAGCGGTTGGAAGAAATCAAAAAAAAGAATAGGCGTTGCAATAGGCTTAGATGTAGATGACTTTGTATCTAAAAACTTGACCGGCAACTACACAATAGACATTACTTTATAGATGGCATATACAGTAAACCAAAGTACAACAGGCGTTCAAGGCGCATTGGATTCTTTAATCTACGTAGTCAATGACAGCACCAATACAGGCGAGCCTAAATACAGGTACGTTTGTCGCGTGACTGTCAATGGCACGGCTGTTATCAAGCTAAAGCAATTGCCTAATAATAACAGTAGCGCGGTATTCGATGTGTCAAACATTGTGCAATCGTATGTATACCAAGACATGAACCCGTATCAATTAGGGTTGTATGACTTAGACGGCACGTTGAGTACAACAACAATCTACGGTAGAAATACAGAAGCGTTGAATACAGTCACTTTGCGTTTCGGGTATGAGTACGCAACGACGGATAACGACCCGCCCGTAGAAACTTTGTTACCCGCTACAGATACTGAAGTCGTTGTAGTTAACGGTTCATTTGCAAACGCAACCGATAGTTACCCGTTGCCATCTTCACAAGCGAACGACTATAAACTTAATGCATCTACCAAATTGTTATTGTCTGATATAGCAGATTATAACGGTCAACACATTTGTATTGTAGCCGATCAAGAAGGCATAAGGTCGTATGGAGCGTTGGCGTTTTTGAATGGTGACGACGTAGGCAGTACGGGTAGTTCATATTTGCACGTAACGTACTATAACGAAAGCACACAATTAAACACGGGATACTTAGAGAACAATGCAACAAACGGCGGTTGGTCACCTAGCACGGGAGGCACGGACGCACAAAGTTTGTTGTACGTAGGTATTCACCCCGCTAACCTACAATCACAAGGAATTACTTCTAATTTAAAACCGTCGAACAATACAGGCTACACACACTACATAGCACAATTTGCAAGTAGCACTACATTGTCAGGTAACGAAACGAGCGTACCGTATAAGTTTGTACGCACTGATTGTGGCAAGTTTTGGGTTGCGGGATCGGCTTATACGTTGCATTGGTGGAACAGTAAAGGAGGTATAGATAACATACCGTGTGCGGGTAAATCGGTTGAACGTCAAGACATGAGAAAAGAAGAATACCGTACAAGCGGGGGTAATAGTTTTGATGCTAATGGAACAAGCACCTTGTATTCTAAGCGTAGCATGGAGGGCGGTAAAAGAAGCACGAGAGTTCGCACAACAACTAGCTTGCAGTTATCCATTCAAACGGGTAACATGAATATCACAACGCCGTTAATTCAATCGTTACTAAACAGTGAACGCGTATATCTTTCAGGCAGTAGCAAATTTGGATTGAACGTAGATAGCGCAACGACGGGTATAGTTCAAGTATACGTTACCGACGTACAAAAAGACTACCTCAAAAGCGAAAACGAACCAATACAGAGTTACACCGTCAACGTTGAATTGAGCCGATATAGATTGAATTAATGGTACAATTAGTTGTCATAACGCAAGGAGGCACGACCAAAACAGAATTGGATACGGGCGCAACGCCTATTGAATTGAACTATCAGTTTTGGGATATTGAGAAACCTATGAATGCGCGTAGCCCGTATTCATTCAATTTCGTCTTGCCTTTCAGTAAAACTAATGATGCGTTTTTTAGTCATTATTATAATACTAATACATCTGATGGAACGTTTACGGCAACTGTAAAGACTGATTGTCAGCTATACGTCGAGGGCATTCTCGTTATGGAGGGCATTCTACAATTGCATAGTTGCGAGATTGATAATCAGGGATACAACGTTTCTATCTTAGAACAGATAGCAAACGTCTTTGAGGTTATCAAAGGCATGACTTTTCCGCAATTGTTTACCCTTGACAATGGAACAGTTGATACTGATTTAGACCATGCGTTAACGTGGACAAACGTAAAAGATAGTTGGAACGTTGCTAATGACATTACAACGGGATCAGTAGGGGCGGGAACAATTGTTTACCCGCTTGCAGACGGTGGACAAGGAACAGCGATGAACAGCCAACAAGCCGGTACGGGTTACGGGTTTTTTTACAACTTGTCGCTAAGTGGGGGCGCGTTACAAGGCGGGGGTATGAATGACCAATACCTAAACGTTGGCAATTTGAAACCCGCAATTCGCATAGCCTATTTGATTGAATACATATTTCAACGCGTCGGTTATACAGTGAGCAGTAACTTTTTTGATTCGGCTGACTTTCAAAAAATCTATATGTTCTTAGCCTTGCACACGATGCGAGCGAGCAATAGACCAACGTACGGCTTTAGCGTTGGACTAAACGTAGGTATACAGTTACCCTCGTCGGGAGCAAGTACCTTTTATCCAATAAGTTTTACGAATGAATCCGACCCGTTTTACGACCCAGACGCGTTAATTACAGGCGGGTATTTCACCGCACCGTATGATGGAGTGTTTCATTTTACCTTACAAATTGTACATAGCACAAGCGCGGGTAACGTCTTACAGGGTTATAACATATACACACGCTTAACAGTAAACGGTGAAACGCCGAATAGTGATCAGATAGCGACGGCATATTACCAACAAGTCACGGTTACAACGCACAACTATACATTGCAACTAGATGCGGGTGACGTAGTGCAAGCGTGGGTATCGCATACTAGCGCGTCACAAAACGTATTGATACAAACTACAGGCGCACAAACAGCAACGTTATTTACATTAGACCTGATTGAGTCTTCAGGCGGTCTTGTCGATGTAAGCGCAAACTTTCCTGAAGTAACCGTTGACCGTTGGTTGAAAGCTATATTCCAACGTTTTAATTTGATTGCGGTTAGCTACCCTGATAACCCTACAGTAATTGAAATTGAACCGTGGACTACATGGTGGAATGAAGGCACGACGTTAAAAGATTGGACTGAAGTTGTTGACCAAGACAGCATTAAGATTGAGCCAACTACTAAGTATCAAAAACGGCAATACTTATTCAAAGATGCTGAAGGTCAAAACTTTCTAAATCAATGGTGGCAACACAATTGGGGTTATCCTAAAGGTCAATATCTGTACATAAACAATAACGACTTTACAACGGAAACAGAAACAACTGAAGAAGTATTTCAACCGTACCGTAACAGGCACGTATTTTCAAACATACAAAACCTAGGTAACTCATTAGTTCCCAATGTATTGTTGCCGTCTTTTTGGAATTGGCACGACGGATCAGACGGGAGTATTTACCTAAAAGAGTACGTACCAAACAAACCGGTGCTTGCATACTATAACGGCTTGCAAGATATAGGCAACGGTGGAACGTTTGTGTTTGGTGGAACAAACTATACAACGTATCCATACTTTGCAGAATACAACGCTCAACCCGTAGATGAAGACACATTGTGTTTGAATTGGGGTTATGATTACCCTGACAACTATTACAGCCCGTTTGTCAGCGGTGGAACAAGTGCGGGTATTACTTTAAACTATGCGTGGCGTACCTATTGGTCACAAATGTTTAATGAGATATACGGAGCAGACAGCCGTATTATGACTTGTCGGTTGAACCTGTCATATACCGACTTGTATAATCTGAAGTTCAACGACCAACTGTACATCGACGGTTGCTTCTGGCGTGTGATGCAAATCACAAATTACAGCTTGACAAGTGACGACTTATGCGAAGCAACACTCATAAAGGTACTAAACGCACCTGACGGTAGACAAAGTGAATACTGTAATGCAACGCCAACAACCGTAAACACAAACGGCACGGTTAATTTTGTAGATGCTTCAGGTTCACCTGTTAGTCCAACCGAGACTTGTTGTACACTAAATGGTTTTGTTTGGGATGAAACCAACAATCAATGTTTTGCGCGTGACGTTTCCGGAGGACATGGGACTGGAGGCGGTAATGGAGGCGGGGGTATAGGTAGTGACGGAAGCAACCCAACAACAAACATTGAAAACGGGTTGCCTATTTCGTACCCTGACTTTAACCATGCAGTAACAGAACAGTATCAACAACGTCAAACAATTGCGGGTAACATAAGCACACAATTGTATCTACGCACTACAGACGCTACGGCTACACCCGCTACATTGTCGTCGGGTATCAGTGAATTTGTTTTACCCCCTGACAATATTGTATACATTCGTTTGCACGTAGTGGCTATTGAAGTTGGCGGTTCGTCGGCAACAATAGGCAACACGACAACGCAAAACATACAAGCAACGGTTGCCAACACAAGACAAACAGCGGGGGCACGATCAGTAGCGCGTACAGTAGGTAGCACTACAACAATCGCAGAAAACAAGGATACTGGAGTTGTGGCGCGTACCGACGTAGCGGTAACGCAAAGTTCAGCGGGTGACGTTGCAATATTTAAAATTAATTGCACCGGTGACACTAACATAGAGTTCCAATTTTTCATTGATATGGAACTAACGACGTTACAATTACAAGGTGATAGTAACACGATGGCAAGACCGATTACGTTTAACCTTGATCCCGAAACACCGGAAACCGGTAACTTAACTGACAATGAATTTTTGTACTATAATCTACCGTTATTATGATTGAATGGATGAATGCAGTTGGTAAGGGTTTACCCGCTACAATACGTTTGGCAAAGTTGTATACGTACAAAGGCAACGTGTTGTTTGCGCGTTGGTATGGACGTTATAGTGCAGATAAATCTAGCATCCAAAAGATGTTTTTAATTTTATGGAATGGCGAACAAAATTAATATTAACATAGTAGCGGAAGATAAAGCGTCCGCCCCTATTGCTAAAACATCTCGTAGTGTAAAGCGTTTGGGTAAAGACGTTGAAGAAGCGGGTAAAGGAGCAGGTAAAGATTGGGCGGGATTGACCGATTTATTTACAGGCTTTTTACCGCGTGGGTTACAATCTACAATTCGTAGTTTCAAAATGGCACAACGTCAAATTGGGCGTTTGTCAAGTAGTTTTAAATTTTTAAAAGGTGCAATAGCTTCAACAGGGTTCGGTATTCTGATTGTGTTGTTAGGTGAGATTATAGCTAATTGGGAAACTATCACAGAGTATTTCAGAGACAAAACACGAGAAGAACAACTTGAACGAGAGAACAAACAACTAGAACGAAATTTACGTTTGCTCAACGACACAGTTGCACTAGCGAGAGCGCAAGGAGCAACGCAAATAGAATTGCAGAAATTAAAAATAGAACAACTCAAAGCTGAAGAAAGGCTATTAGAACATGAAGCAAAACGTCTAGCTTATTCTTATGATGAAGAAGCGGTTTTAAAAAATCAAGAAGCACTACGTCAAAAACGATTAGATCTAACCATAGCACAAATTGAAAAAGAAAATACGCTAGCTAGTGTAGTTGATAAAGGCAAGCGATACATAGACGACACTTACCGATTAGAACAAGAACGTTTAGAATTAGTCGCACAAGAAGAAGAATCATTAGCGGAAGTAAACGCGTTGTTAGAAAAAAACGCGTACACAATTCAAGAAGCAGAAGCGGCATTACCAGACATTCCACAAGAAGCAGTTCGTGCAGAATTGCAAAAACAAATCAACACGGCTAATGAAGAGAACAATACGTTGTTAGTGCAACAAGCTGAACTACAAGAAATTATAAATAAGAAACTTGAACTGTTTGATGAAAAACAAAAAGCGGCACGTAGGGCACAAGCCAAGCAAAGAAAAGAACAGTTAGCCGATCAAAGGGAACAATTACAACAAGCACTTGAAATAGCCAAAATTGAAGGCGACGAAGAAAAAGAATTAAAGAAACGTCAATTCCAATATGAAGCCGAACAACAACGATTAAAGGATTTAAAGGCAACGACGGAAGATTTATTGTTGTTAGAAGAATTGTACGAAATTGATCGTACAGCAATAGCAAAGAAATACAAAGAGCAACGAGATAAACTTTACGAGCAGTCAGCGCAAAAAGAAAGCGATGCAAGAAGCAAATTAGAAGACGAACTTTATCTACTTACTCAAAAAGGTTTTGACCGTGAAGAAACGCTATTGATGCAACAATATGAAACGCGTGTTGCTATAGCGGGTGATGACGAGGGATTACGTTTAAAAGCTGAAGAGCAGTATTTAAAAGACCGTGACGCGTTAGTTGACAAATACGCTCAAGAAGAAAAAGACAAACTCAAAAAAGAAGAAGAAGAAAAGTTAGCGATAAAAGAATTTTATGCGCGTTCGGGTTTTGATTTACTAAGTAATCTGAATCAACTGTTTACTAAGGAATCACAGAAAGACAGTAAAAAAGCGTTTCAACGCAACAAGGCATTAGCAATTAGTGAAACGTTAATTAGCACATACTTTGGGGCACAAAAAGCGTATGCGTCACAAATAAACCCCGCCGACCCTACGTCACCTATACGAGCAACAATAGCGGCGGCAGTTGCGGTAACGGCGGGTTTAGCTAAGGTCAAAGCAATAAAAGAACAAGAATATAATTCTCCAAAAGAAGCAGGTCGTGCAGGTGGATCAAGTCCACAACGTAGCGGTTTTGGTATTCCTTTAAGTCAATTGCCAACACCGGCAAGAAACAAAAGTGACAATCAAATGCGAGCGTATGTGGTACAAACTGACTTACAAGGTTCAAGCTATAACGCACGTAAAATGCAAATGCAAACGACATTATAAACAGGGGCTATATATAAATAGGACATTCACATTATGAGCCGAAAACTAATAGAACTAATCATTGGTGACGAATACGAGGGATTACCGGTAGAGGCAATCAGTTTGGTAAAGCACCCCGCTATTGAAGAAAAATTTGTTTTCTTTAGTAAGCAAAACAAACACCGTGCGTATAGTCTAGCGCAAGTCGATGAAGACAAGCGTACGTTGATAGGTGCGGCGTTAATTCCTGATAAAGAGATAGTTAGATTCGACGACGTAACGGGTGAAGAATACGACGTTTACTTTAGTCAAGATACTGTCAAGTTAGCAAGCGAATTGTACATGAAGCACAACCGCACTAACGAACATACATTCGAACACCAAGAACCGGTTGAAGATGTACACGTAGTTGAATCATGGATTGTTGATGACCCCGAAATGGACAAGTCCAAAGCGTACGGAATGAGTATGCCAAAGGGTACATGGATGGTTCGCGTACGTGTAGACAATGAGGATATGTGGCAGAAAGTTAAAAGCGGTGAAGTGCGAGGGTTTAGTATTGAGGGATACTTTGTAGACCGAATCGAGAAAATGAATCAACAAGCATCGACTATGACTAAACAAGAAAGAACATTTGCTGATCGGTTATGGCAACAAGCTAAAGCCATGATGGGGTTAAAAAAATTCTACAGTGAGATTACGTTAGATACGGGTGTAGTGTTAGCAACTGAAGACGACACGTTTTCAGCGGGGGCATCGGTTGTACAGCTTGACGAAAAAGGAATGCCTGTAGACGTTAAGGACGGCAAATACAAAACGCAAAACGGGGTAGAGTTAGAAGTATTCCAAAACGTATTGGTTGAGTACGATGGACAAGTAAAGAGTATAGAAGAAGCTGAAGAAGAAATTGAAGACGCTGAAAAAGTAGCTTTGAACGAAACGAAAGTGAAATTCTATAAGTCTTACATGAAAGCGAAAATGAGAAATAAATTTGGTTATTTCACTACTTAACGATAATTTGCACCATGTTTTATGAGATAGAAATTACACGCGGTAAAGCAATTGTTGAGGTCAACCGTTTGGTTATTGAGCAATACGCAGGCGAAAGTACGTGGAATGTACGCGTGCCTGAAGAAGGGATTTATGAATACGAAAATTTATCAGAGGCAATTGATTTTGCCGAAAACTATCTATAAATGAAAAAGAGACAATTTGGTTATAACGGTTGGGCTAACTATGAAACGTGGCTTGTTTCCGTTTGGGATTTAGTAGAAGCAATGAGCGAAGAAGTCGGATCGTGGGATGTAAGCGAATTGCAAAATTGCGATGCTCAATGGTGCGAAGATTGGGTATACGACGTTAGCGAAGCGAGTAGTATTAGAGACGGAATCTTTAATGATTTAGTAAGCAATTTCTTTGGCACGGTAGATTGGAGAGAAATTGCCGACGCTGTTAGAGAGGGTGCGGAAGGTTACCGATAAACAACAGAATACAATACTATGATTTTAGAAGTAACAGGTGCCCCCGCTTCAATCCTTGAACAATGGTTCTATGAAGTAGCTACGGAAGATATGGGTGAACCATTAAACAAAATTGACGAGGCGTATCATATTGATCATTATACTGATATGATCGAGGTGAAGATTGAAGTGATTGACAGGAACTACTATTGGGAAAACACGCTTAGTTCCATTGGCGTTATTTTAGAAGACGATTACAACTGTGAGGTCACAGAAATAGGATAAACAACAGAGATATGATTAATTATGAAAGAATAGCTGATGCTATCGACCGTGAGGTTGACTTAGCTTACAGCATTGGCGAACCTAGCGCGACATTTTTGGATGCTGTACAATTGTTAAATATTGCGTATGATGATTTTTATAGTGAGAACGATTTTATGCTAACTATTCGTCATATTCGCAATGACCACTTTAGAAAATTGCGTGGTGAAGAAAAATCAATTCTTGACAACTTGTTGACGCGAGTTTTGGACATTGTTTCATTCGGCTAAACAACAGAGATATGTACAAAAAAATTAGTATTGCCTTGTCAGGCGCAATTTCAGAATTAGACACAGCTATGTATGAGGCACGCAAAATAGGTGATACATTGTTAGCGGAATCATTACAAGAATATTTTGATCAACTGGACGCAATCGAGCGAAGCCTATATTAAACAACAGAGATATGGATTACACAAAACAAGAACGCGCCGATTTACAACGGGAATTAGATTATTACGGAATAGAGATGACTCTTATACGAGCGAACGGTGACTATTTTGTGGCTGACATTGAAGATATGCGAGGCGCATCAATCGACGAGGACGGTTTTACAGAAGTGCTAGAAGAAGTTGGCTTGCGTTTAATTGATTGGAAACAGCACGACCGCGATTACGCAACAATTACAGCAGGCATTTAAACAACAGAGATATGTATATAAAAGCAGACATTATGATCGGAACAAATAAGAGTTTCACTACTGTTATGAACGATGTAATTGAAGTTGTCACATATAATGGAGGCATCGAAGAAGACATTTTAGATGCGGAAACAACAACGGGCGGTGTGCGATTCGTGGTAGAATTTGAAAACGGTTATCAATATGACATGGTAATTATGGAGTTAAGCGAATTGTACGGAGGTGAAGTATCAACATTTATGCTTACTTAAACAACATAGAAATGGCATTAACGCACGAACTACTAGTTACTTTTGATACCCCCGATTCAAGTTCATCGAGAGCAGACGAACTGTTAGACTTTTGTGAATCTATTGTTGATCCAAGGGGTAATGTAAAGATTACAACAGTTGGTTACGTAAACGGTTGGGAAGTAGAAATTCTATTCTACAACGCTACGAATACGCAAGTTGATGAAGTAGAATCGGCATTGTATCGTGCGGGTTATAACGTAGAATATATTTAAAAACATGGCTCAAATAGAATTTATTATTATTTACCACGACGACTTAACAGACGTTAAAAGCGACATAGACAATTTGGGTTTATCTACTTATGTAGACAGTTATAGGTACACGAATAACTACAATGTGCAAATAACAACCTATCCGTTAGATGAATATGAATTAGATGAATTGTTAAGTGAGTTGTACGAATATTACGGATACAATAAAGTTGTAATTAAATAACGATATGTGGAAACCGTTAATATCGCGTATTTGGGATGGCTTTGTAAACGAACCGCACGACGAACTGTTAGCCATGATTGATGAATTTAGGGCTGACTATGACTACGATTTAGCATTTGTAAAAAACTTAGATACCGTACAGGATTTAATTTTAGCGTACGATTATCAACACGCACTGGAAACGCTCGATAAAATAGCACCGTATGATTTTCGTGACATAGATTGGGAAGTGTTTCAAAACACTGCTGAACGTGCATATTACGAATATTACGAATAAAATAAACACCTTTCTATATATTAACATGAGAAAACGAAAGTTCGAAGAAGATGTAGTTGAGGAAACAACAACCGAGACTACCGAAATCGTGGAAGAAACAAGTCCCGACTTGCACGATCAATTTGTATCAATCCTTGTTGACATGGGGCTGTCAGCAGAACAAGCTGAAGCCGTGCATAGTACCGCTATGGATTTACTAAATGCAGGTGAAGGCGAAGTAGAAACAACAGAAACAGTGACTGAAGAAACAAAAGTTGAAGCACGGCGTGCGCGTCGTGGCTATTCACGTCGCAACCGTATGATGGGAGCAGAACGGCGTGAAGTACGCAACCGACGGTTTAGCGAAGCTGAACGAGTTGAAATGATGACAGAACGTCGTCTACGTCGTTTGCAAAGGGAGAACAGAGAGTTGCGTGAGCAACTACGGGAGTTTGGCGCGTCACCCGCGAGCCGACCCGTTAGGAACCGTCCATCACAAGGTCAGCAATTTGCACAACCTAACATGAACGGATTGCCTAAATCTACAGCGCGGGCAATCGAAATTATGAATAATTACAAAAAATGAGTTACGGAGTTATGAATAATCGGGCAATGCGTCGGCGACAATTTGCCAATCCAACGTTGAATCCCGACCCCTCCACGTACGCAGGCGAATTGGCATTGCCTTTTCTTGCACCGGCGTTAAAGAGTGCGGACACGTTGGTTAACAATTATGTTCGTCAAATTGACGGGCTTCAAAATAAAGCGGTACTAAGCAATCTTACAAGTAGCGGTACAATTGTAGCGGCATCTTGTGATTGGACTGACAGTGATAGTTTGACATTGGGCGAGCGCGTACTTGAACTAACCGATCTTGCAGTAATGGAAGAATTGTGCCGTGGTACATTGCTTCCTACGTGGGCGGGTATGACTGGAGCGCGTGAAAGCATGGGCGCAGGTTCAACAGAGTTCCAAAACTTTGCAATGGCAACTGTAGCCGGATATACTGCACAAGGCGTTGAGAACGGAATTTGGACGGGCGGTATGGCAACTGGACAAAAAGGTTTCCTTTCTAACGACGGTGTGTTTGATAACGCAGGTTACAACGCGTCTATTTTGGGAACAGCGAGTTGTCAAGAACAAGCGGTTGCCGCTACTGGATTTACCAATGATTCAAGCGCAGGTGTACTTACTAATTCAGGTGCATTCCAATTAGCCTATGACAAAGCCGTGGACAATTGTTCGGCTATTTTGAACAAGCCTGACGTAGCGTACTATTGCGGTACAAAGTTGGCGGGTCAATACATGAGCGCGTTGGCAACGTCGGGTTCTTTGCAAGGTGTTAATTTGCAATCAACTAACCAAGCGTTTGACGGGTTGCAATATTTGGGTATTCCAATTCACGTTTGCCCCGGTATGCCGGCTCAATCATTGGTTTTGACTTATGAAGAAAACCTTGTTGTAGGTTCTAATTTGGGTACGGATTACGCAACGGCTCGATATATTGACGCATGGCAATTCGACGGATCAGATAACGTCAAGATTGTAATGCGTTTTGGATGCGGTGTACAAGTAGGTATCCCTACTGACACTGTTGTTTGTGCATTGTCAACTGTACTTTAAACTATAAGATATGGCTTGTGATATTTCATCAGGACGCATTGTAGATTGCAAAGACTCTGTAGGGGGTATTAAAGCCGTGTATATTGGTAACTACATTGATATGATTAGCAGTACTGACTGGACGGCGGCAACGAATGATACCGTTACGCAAATTGCAGTGCAAACTTTTTATGAGTTTGAGCTACGTCCGGAGTTGTCCTCATTGACAGTTAATTACCAATCCGATCCGAATAGCGGTACTACGTTTTTTGAACAGCAATTGTCATTGACGTTTCAAAAACTAGACGCTACAGACATTGCGGACATTCGTTCTTTGTGTCAAGGTCGCCCGAATATTTGGGTACTTGACAATAACGATAAGTGTTGGCTAGTCGGCGCGGAACATGGTTGTAATGTATCAGGCGGTTCTCTACAAACGGGCACTGCATTTGGCGACATGACAGGTTACACTTTAGACTTTACAGCTAAAGAAAGTAATCCAGTTTGGGTGGCATCGGCTTCAGCAGGTGCAGGCACTACTAACTATCCATTGGACAACGTGACCAATGCGACAGTAACACCGGCATAATATTTTGTGGGTAGGGTTCATCGGAAAGGGGGGGGCGGTATAGCCCTCCCTTTTTTCATTAAAACAAAAGGATTAAAAAATCTATATATTAATATGATACAACTGTACAACAGCGGTCTACCCTCTGGTCAACCTATAGTTTTAAAACTCGATGGCTACAGCACAACAAGCACTACAGAATTAATTGATGTTAGGTTTACCAATCAATTCAGTAATGAGCAAACGTTGTTTGAAAGCATTATATTAGCAAGTACAAACGAACGGTATCAGAAATTTTTTGTTGTAGTGCCAACGGGTGACGACAAAATGCATGAAGGTTTGTATCTAGTAGAAGTAATGAATACAGCACAAACGCGCACATACGCAACAAGTTTAGCCTTTGTTGAAGATTATCCAATCTTTAGTGAAGACCGTTATAAGGAATATACAGCGGGTGACAATACAGCGTACAACGTATATGTAAGACAATGAGAAAAGAGCAATTTAGCATCTTCAATTATGAGGCTACAAACACACCTGTCTTTGAAGAATCACAAGATCACGAATGGATTAAGGAGGGTGTAGATAATTTGTATCCCGTCTACCTACAACAACTGTACGTTAGCAGTTCCATTCACAACGCTATTGTCAATGGTGTTGCACAAATGATTTATGGTGAAGGGTTGGACGCAGTGTTCAAAGACTTTAACATTGAACAGTGGTTAAAGGTGCAACAAATGTTCGGTGATCAAGAATGTTTAAAACGTTGCGCGTTGGACTTGAAGTTGTACGGTCAATGTTTTTTTAATGTGATTTGGTCACAAGACCGTGCGAGCATTAGTGAGGTACATCACATACCGGCATCTACAATACGATGTGGTGTAGCAGACGACGAAGACAGGGTGCAGACTTTTTATCACAAAACAGATTGGAGTGATACACGTGTGCAACCGCAAGCAATACCGGCTTTTAATACAAGCGATAGAACAAGTGCATCACAAATTGTACACGCAAAATTGTATACGCCGTTAAGTTTTTACTACGGTTTGCCGGATTACATAGGTAGTCAACAATACATAGAGGTTGACGCAAATTTGAGTGAGTACCATTTGAACAGTATTTCTAATGGTTTCTTTCCGTCTACTATACTTTCCTTTAACGACGGTGTACCAACGCAAGAAGAGCGTGCCGAATTGGAACGTCTCGTGTACAACAAATTTGGTGGGGCAAGTAACGCGGGCAAAATTCTAATGACCTTTAATGACAGTAGTGAAAATGCACCTACTGTAGAATCGTTTAACATTAGCGACGCACACCAAGTATTTGATTATTTGTCGCGTGAAGTAGTGATTAAAATTCTTAGCGGTCACCGTGTAACGTCACCTTTGCTTTTTGGAATTAGAAATGAAGGGGGCGGTTTTGGTTCGAATGCAGACGAAATGAAAGACGCGTACGATCTGTTTTACAATACAGTCATACTACCTTTCCAACGCATTATTTTAGATGCGTTACGTCCTGTATTAGCGGCATCACAAATTACTTTAGACCTGTATTTAAAACCTTTGCGTCCGGCATCATTCTTAACAGTAGACAATTTGTTTGGTGCATCACAAGCCGATACGGGAGACAAAGACGCATCGTACAACGGCGCACAAATTGCATCGGCTGTTGAGGTATTGGTTAAGGTACAAGAAGGTATTCTTACAGAAGACCAAGCTAAAGTGTTCCTTGTTCAGATGTTACAATTTACACCTGAAGTTGCGGAAGCATTGTTTGTTCAAGGCATAGATGCAATAGATGAAATCGCTAAAGAACAAGAAGGCGAAGAAGCTATAGCGGAAACGCAGATGAGTAAAAAAAAAAAGTCTGAAGAAAGCGTTTGGTTAGAATCACTGAGAAACATTGATAACAGACTAGACGACAAATGGCAATTAGTAAAAAGCGAAATAGTAACTGATACCGAAATTGACCACCATTTGTATAACGCGAAGATGAAATTGTTCTATCAAGAATACGGCGACAATTACGATCAAATTAGTCCTGAACGCGACATTATAAGCAAAGACGGGTATTTGTTTGCGGTGCGTTATTATTATGAAGAAACGGCTGAAACACCGCCAGTCAACCCAAATTATAAGTCTCGTGATTTTTGTGAAGAAATGATGGACTTATCATTGGACGGCGTACAATATCGGTGGGAGGACTTGTTGCAAATGGAACGCGACGGAGTGAACAGTGAGTTTGCACCGGCGGGTCAATCAAAATATTCTATAGTAGATTGGAAAGGCGGGGTATACTGTAGACATGGTTTTGTAAGAAACATATACATCTATGCACCCGACGGTGAAGTAGCAGAAGATGTAGTTGAATTAGAAATTCTTGGAGCTTGGGAAGACGTAATGGAAAAAGTAGGCAACAACTTTGAAGTGGAACAACCGGGCTTTGAGATAGTAGCACCTATTGATACACCAAGTAGGGGTTCATTGAAATACGGATAAATTATGGCAACGTTATATATCAGTCCATCATTACTTAAAAGAGATACTGCATTAGGTAGTACAACCGACGACAACCTATTACAGCCGTACATTCGCATGGCTCAGGATAGATGGATATTGCCGGCAATCGGTACGCAATTAGACAATAAACTAAAGTCTGATATTGATGCCAACAGTGTTACCGGAGTATACCAAACACTTCTAGAAGATTACATTCAACCGTCTTTAGTTCAATTGTCCTTTGTCGAAGTAGCGTATGTAGTGCGTGTACGCTTTGCAAACAACAGCGTAACGGTTGGCTCAAGTGAACAAGGTTCATCGGCATCTATTAGCGATGTACAGCGCGTCGTTGAGAAGTCGCAAGAAATGGGTATGTTCTACCGTGAACGTTTGATTGAATATTTAAATTTTAATAGCGGGTCGTTCCCTGAATACACGAGCAACACGGGAGCAGACCTTAGCCCTAGTAACAGGAATTATTTTGGAGGACTCAATGTATACCCACGAATCCCAACTGACAACCAAGTCAAAGCAATCGCGACCGCCCTTGGGCTTAAGTATTTCAACAGTTGAGAATGCGCGTAAACTTTTAATGTATCTTGAAAAATGGCAACGAAAGTAACAGATTTAACTGAGTTAAGCGCAACGCCCGCAAACGGTGACTACTTACATATTATTGACGTAAGTGATACGTCCGGAGGTAGTGCAGGTACAAGCAAGAAAATACAGATACAACGGTTACCGTCTAGTGGTGGAGGGGGTACATCGACTATAACCGTACGCAACGATACGGGTAGCACTATTACAGCGGGATCGGCTGTTTATATTTCAGGCGTAACAGGCAGTACACCAACCGTTGCATTAGCCGATAACACAAGCGCGTCAACAATGCCCGCCGTCGGTGTAATACAATCGGACGTTGCAACAAGTGCCGACGGTGCGTTGGTTACATTTGGTGAAATTACAAGTCTAGATACAAGTTCGTTTAGTGAATCGGATACGTTGTACGTAGGTACAAGCGGTGCATTAACAGCAACGCGTCCAACGGGCACGGCGTTAGTACAAAACTTAGGAACGTGTTTGAAGGTAAACGCAAGTACGGGAAGCATAATTGTTCAAGGTGCAGGACGTAGTAACGACGTACCTAACTTACCACAATATGAAGTCTTCGTTGGTAATGCTTCAGGCGTAGCTGAAACACGCCAACTAACAACACGAGATTTAAGCGACGTTTCTAACACAGCACCTACAGTAAACGGTTCGGTACTAGGTTGGAATACAAGCGGACAATATCTCGTAGATACGCGTTTAAATACGTTGTACGCTAACTTAAAGGAGGGAACAAGCACAACTATTAACGACGGTGCAAACACTAATTCCTCGATGGAATTAACGGGCACTACAGCGAATTTAAAGACGGGTATAACGGGCGTTGAAATAACCGAGACTTCACCCGGCGACATAGAATTTGTAGTTGCTACAGATGCTACGGGATCAACGGCGTTTACGGCTGTTCACATTGACGGTACAACTACTGCAAGCACCGCCGACTTATTGATTAAGAACGGTACGAATTTAAAAATTGAAAGTAGTACAGCGTATGCAAACGTACGTTTTACAGGAAGCGGTAATGTAAACATTGGTTTACCGGCTAGTTCAGGAACATTAGCTTTAACTTCAGACATACCGGTTGACGACGTAACAGGCGGTACGGGTATTACAGCAAGTCCAACAACGGGTAATGTAATTGTAAGCCTTGACAATACAGCGGTAACCGCCGGTAGCTATACGAACGCAAACATTACAGTAGATGCACAAGGACGTATTACAGCGGCATCGAATGGATCGGGCGGTGGAGGCAGTGCCAGTTGGTCAACACATTTTAATGGACGTTTTGAATTTGGAACAGCGGAAACAGGTTCTAATAAATGGGTAATCGGTTCAGGTTTTTATGGAGTGAATTATTATAACTGGACAAATTCAGTAACCGAAACCTTACCCGCTGACCCACCAACAGTAGGTTCAACTACGTTTACGATTGGCGAATATTTGTTCGCTAAATATGCTCAAGTTACACAAGAAGGTGGAACCCTTTATTTAAATGCGGTAATTAGTTGGGATACGGTAACGAGTGGTGCGGCAGGTGAAACTATGGACTGGATTGTATTACGCAAACCCTCAACAGATTTAGACGGAACATACAACGGGAATATTGAGGCGGGAATATGTGCTTATGGTTCTGTTACTTGTCCGTCGTCAAACGCTAATATTTCACCAAGCAATATCGCAATCACAGGTGGTACTGTAAGTGCTGGCGATTGTTTAATGTTATTGTGTCGTTGGGCAGGAGCAACGTTTACTGCAACTCAATACATGACCGTTAACGTATCATATTTAGTAAAATGAGCAATCACATTTTAACACCCGAACAAGTACACGCATTAGTTCAAGACATTGAACGAGCACCAACGGATGCAGAACGTATACAATTAATGATTGTGTGGATACAAGCTGTTACGGATGACATATACCCTTTACCAATACAACCACCAAATGAGCCATGACGGGAGAATTAATAACGATAGCAATTGGAGCAGTAGGAGGCATACTTACAACGTGGGTTAAAATGAATACCGAAATCACCAAAATCAAAGGACGGTTAATCAGTTTAGAAAAACAGGAAACTAAAGTCATTGATACGCTTAATGCGTTGGTGGAGGGTATGAATGAAATTAAATTGCTGTTAGCTAAAAAAGGCATAGAATGAACAACCGCCAACGGCAATACAAAGACAGTTGGTTGCAAGTAACAATTGCTCTGATAGGTATTGTTGGTGGGTTGATTGCTATAATTTATAACGCGTTGTACTTATGAGGACATTCGAAAAAATTATATTGCACTGTACAGCAACTGAAGAAGGGGCACATTATGATGTAGCTACTATTCGTAAATGGCACGTAGAAGGTCGAGGTTGGCGTGACATAGGCTATCATTATTTGATTTACCTTGACGGTTCAATTCATGCCGGTAGACCGATCATGGAAATAGGAGCGCACACCAAAGGACAAAACAGTTGTAGCGTTGGCATTGCTTATGTAGGTGGGGTAGATAAGAAACACGAACCAAAAGATACTATGACTTCAGAACAAGAAATGGCTTTCTTGTTATTAGTGCGTAGTTTGCGTACGGTGTTTGGTAATATGACATTACACGGTCATAATGAATTTGCAAATAAAGCGTGCCCATCTTTTAAGGTACGCGACAAGTATAAATTTTTAATTGATTAAACATGGATTTTGTAGTAAACAATTGGAGCGAGTTAGCATTAGCGGTGATCAGTTTGTTAGGCACAGTGTCGGCATTGACTGATTCAACTAAAGACGACAAGTTTGTAGATGTATTATCTCGAATCGTTAACGCTATTGTGTTTGGACGCACAAAGAAACGACTAGGTAAAAAGTAATTTAGATAGGTAATAAGCGGTTTTTTTTTCATTCCTTCTACGCTTGTTACTTATAACCCCCGCCGTTTTGGTGGGGGTTTTTTATGCACAAATAGATTAAAGTTTGCATGAATAGATTTTTTACACTATGTTTGCGGACATGAAGGAACAAACAAATGCCCTCGAAAGATGGCAAGAAAGGAATGCGGTACTACAGGAATTAGTACGCAACCTAGAAAAACATAACGATAGCGAAGCATTATTAGTGCTTTTGAATAGCGCGTTGAGTGTATGTGAACGTAGGGTATACGGCATACAGAAACTAGAACGCGTGGAAAATTACGAGTTACTAGAACGTATCAATCAAATAATGCAAGAATAAAATGTTTCAACTATCACTTAAGCGCGATCAAGAAAAAAAAGAAGTTGAAGAATACAATGAGTATCTCAACGAACTAATGCGCTATTTAGCAAAGCATCCACAAACAAAAAATATGAGAGATGAAAACAATATAGCTTCAGTGATTTTTCAATTTAAGTATGACTTAATGGATTTAAAATCGGGAGAAAAAATATTATTTCCGGTAGGATTAAGTCAGACGCACGACATGGAATCAGACCTGTTATTTACTAACGCAATTAAAAACACCAAAAAAAATAAGAAGAATGAAAAATGATGTAACGTACATAAACCTCAGTGAGGATATGTGGATTGAAGTTCAGTATACACATGAACCTGAAAGTCCAAGCAATGATTACGATGTACCGCCTGACAGCGCAATTACAGAAATAAACAAAGTTCTTTTGTGCGGTTGGATACCATTAGCAAACGATACTAAGTATCACGTACACTTAGATATAACTCATTACGCTGACTACCTATCGCATTTGTTATCGTGGGATAAAATACAAGAAGCGGTACAATCCGAAATTGAAAAGTGATGCATTGGACGAGGGTTTATTACACTGATAATACAGCGCAAGTACATAATCTAGAATTAAGCATGGACAAAATGCGCGAAATAGTTGGAGGTGATATGCAAGCGGTAGAGGCATTGACAAAAGACTATGTGCTAGTAGTATGTGATCAGGGCTTAAAGAAAGGTTTGTCAATTAATCACATAGCGTCAATTGAAGCAGGAAAATTTATCTATGGCAATGCCATATTAACACACAAAAAAAACTTTAAAAACAAGAAGTAATGAAAAAGGTAAGCAAAGTAAAAAGTGTTCAGGGTATCGGAACGTATACCCCCGACAACGGAAGTTTATTGTACAAATTTGAATACGAATTTGAAGACGGCATGGTATTGTCAGCGTTGCACAAAACACAAGAACCAAGGTTTAAAGCGGGCGACGACGCGCAATACACGGTCAACGGTAGTAATCCTAAAGGCAGTTGGGGCAAAGTAGAAAAAGTAGGATACGAAGCGAAAAACACAAACGCACCTAGCGGTTTTGATCCGGCAACTACAGAACGCATTGAGCGTTCATGGGCAATGAGAACAGCGGTATTATCAATAGGTGCAATTACGCGTCCTGTTACGCCGGAAAGCATGAACGTTTATTTGCGTGAAGTATGCCGATTATCTAACGTGTTGTTAAAAGCACGCGATACGTTTCCACGGTTTGAGCATGAAGATTTAGTGGAATCATATTGGGCTTCACAAATGGCTAACGACGACGACTTACCATTCTAATGAACTGTCTAATGAACTGCACAAAAGAACCACTAAAAGATATTTATATCAAGCTAACATCGGGTATCGAAGATACAAGAACAAATGCACATCACGTGACCTTTGAAGTACACGTACAACTAACCAAAGAAAAGTCTAAACAATTACTATATCCGTTGAAACTAGAGGACGTGAGTCTATCACAATTCAATGATATAATTGAAAATAGAATACAATGGGAAAATTAAAGGAACAGAAAGTCAAGGAATACGAAAGCCATTTTCAAGACGGAGTAATTACGGTAGTACACACGCCTAAATTCAGTGATGCTATTTATTGTTGGGCGTTAAAATGCGCGGTTCAAAACTGTGAATGGCACGAAAAAGAAACGAAAGAAATGTACAATAAACGCTTACAAGCGTTTGCAAAAATGATGTTAGACAACCTAAAACAATTGAGATATGACTATGGGAACATGGATTAAAGTAAACTTTGGAACGCATGACAAATTAAATTCATGGTTAGGTCTAAGTAAGAATACCGTAAACCGTTGGTACAATACAGACCCCAAACGTTTCTTTATGCATTTGCCGGCAATGGCACGCAAAACAGAAACTGATCCGGCTGAATTAATGGCAATGATTGAACAACGATGTGATGACGTTAGAGCTTTGCGAACTGACAATTGATGACTTAAAAGTGATGCGTAAATATTTATTGTATTTATACGCTACAGGTGGGGCAAACGACCCTAAGCATCATGAAATTGGTATGCAATTAGATCGGATATGTTATGAGTTAGTTCGTAGAACAGGTGATTCTAAGTGGAAATCATGAGCAAAACAAAACGTGAGGGTGTATGGATACCCGCCGATATTTACAATGACACATCGTTAACATGGACACAAAAGTTAATGTTAGTAGAAATTGCGAGTTTTTGTAATAACGGGCGTGAATGTTACGTGAGCAATCAACACTTAGAGAACTTTCTACAAATAAGCAATAGTCAGGTAGTTAAAGTTTTGCGTTCATTGATTGAACGTGGATTGGTTAACAGGGAGTTTATCGTATATGAAGATGGAAACCGTAGGTTATTATCTGTAGCGGATAGGGTAGCGTCAACGATTACCCCCGTAGTCATAGAAGATACCCCCCTGTCAGCATCGGTGATTACCCCCCCTAAGCGTGAAGGACTAGGGGGGGGTAGTCGTCGAGGACTACATACTAATACAGGTACTACTAATACAGTTACTAAATCAAAGACTAAAGAGGCAACACCTAAAAATGTAGAACAAGTCATTGATTATTTCAGTGAGTTAGAATTAGATTCGAATGAAGCCTTTAAGTTTTGGGATTGGTACGAGCAAACAGGATGGAAAATAAAGGGTGGTCAAAAAATAAAAGATTGGAAAGCAACCGCCCGTAATTGGAAACGTAGAAGTAATGAACACAGAAATAAAGAAACAGGATTTAAACCAAGTAATTTTAATATCCAATCCCTTGACCGTTTCCTTGATCAAGGATGAACCGGATAACAGATTATTTTTTACGCCGGCTCAAGCGTGGCACGAGGGAACAGGAATACAAAAGGCAATGAAAGACGACGCTTATAACACGCGCCGTTGGATAATGCAAGAAGTAGCGAGGTTGTGCAAAGAGATGAACGCAAAGAATACATTAAGCACTGATGAAGAAATGATATTTTGTGTGCGGTCAATTTATCAAGATCACCCCACGTTGCGCTTAGAAGAAATACGTACGTGTTTTGATATGGTTCGAAAAGGTAAATTTGGCAAGTTGTACGAGCGATTAAAGACACCTGAGATAATGGATTTTTTACGACGCTATGAAAGTGAAATACGCGTTGATATTATTGAGCGTCAAATACAGGACGAAAAGCACACGTACAATCAAGAAGCACGGCAACGAATAGGCGATAGCAATTTGAAAGATATTATAAATGCATTGCCGAAAACACAACACGAACCGGTTACCGGTCATGGCATAGGTTCGAGGTTGCGAAAACAACTGGATGAACTAGCGAGCGATGAACAAACTGAAGAAGTATTGAATAAATACACGAAATAAAATGTAATTTATTACTTTTACTTTGTGGGTAAAGCACAGGAAACAAAGAAGTTAGACAAAGTTCTAAGTGAATACGTGAGACGTAGCAATGCAGATAGTGCCGGTTACGTCTCGTGTTTTACCTGTTCTATAAAAATTCCATTTCGCAACGCCGATTGCGGGCATTTCATAACCCGATCAAAAAAAGCGACGCGTTGGTTATACAAGCCATCAGAGGGTTTAACCAATGTTCAGCCCCAATGTAAGAAATGCAACGGCTTTTTAGGGGGGCAACAATACATATTTGCAAAGCGGTTAGATGCTGTTTACGGAGAGGGAACAGCCGAAAAGATATTGCAAATGAGCAACAAAACTTTTGACATGAGTTTGGATGAAATGGTGCAGTTGCGTAAATACTTTCAGGATAAGTTAAAGTTGCTATGAGTTGCGCTGAAAGGTTCTTTAAAAGACATTATGAAGACCTTGTGCGTATAGCAAATAAAACTGTAGGTGCAGAAAATGGAAATGATTTAGTCAATGATCTGTACTTAGAATTAGTACGGAAAAAGAAATTACAAGGACTTTGTGAGCGTGACGAACTGTTCAAATACATGGCACGCGCAATTAAAATTTGTGGCTTTAGTAATCGCACACCGTACTATAATAAATACAAGCGTTTACAGAAATTGTACGTTGACGAATACGATTTAACACGACTTGTTGAAACATCTTACGACGAGAAAAAAAACAATTTAGAAATAGAAAACCATATACAAGCGGTTTTTCTTATCTTGCAGGAAATACGTTGGTTTGACGCTGAAATCTTTAAAGCGTATTATTTGCATGAACATTCAATTACAACCTTAAGTGATGCAACAGA